ATCTTTGTAAAAAAGATAACAGATGATACAACAGGTTTATGATGCTGTTCTTGCTATATTGAATAAGAATAACTACGGTTACTTATCACCTGCAGATTTTAATTTATATGCCCAACAAGCACAATTAGATTTGTTTGAAGATATATTTTATCAATATAACGCTCAAGTCACTAAAGAAAACTTAAGAGGGTCAGGTACAGGTTATGCAGATATTAAGAAAGGTATTGTTGAAGTAATTGATATGTTTTCAGTTACTGCAGCATTGAATCATCTAGCTAACAATACCTACAGTATGCCATCTACTCCAACCACGGGTTCTGATTTTTATTTTATAAACAAAGTTTTATGCTATGATGCGGCAGGTGTTACTTTTACAGGTGAAGCAGAGAGAGTAAGTCAAGCTAAAATAACATTATTAAATAATTCTTTATATACAGCACCAACAACTACATACCCTGCTTACACTACTGAAGGTAGTGTAATGACTGTGTATCCATCATCAATTATACTTGCGGGTCAAGTACAGGCACAATACATAAGATATCCGGCTACTCCACAATGGACATATGTTTCTTTGGGTGCAGCTCAACAACCACAATTTAGTGTAACAGCTAGTTATCAAGATTTTGAACTACCTCTAGATTATTTTCAAGATTTAGTAAATAAAATATTACAATTTGCAGGTATGGAAATTAGAGATGGAGAAATAGTCCAATTTGCTTTAGGACAAGAACAGATTGAAAACCAAGATGAACAATAATGGCTTATATAACAGACTATCAATATTATACAAATAACAATACCACTCCGCAAGATGCTAATTGGGGGTCATATCAATATATAAGTTTAGAAGATGTAGTGACAAACTTTCTGTTGATGTATAATGGAAACCATTCATTAGTGAACAATGAGGAAAGGTTTAAAATTTTGTTTCATGCAAAAAGAGCAATACAAGAATTAAACTATGATGCATTTAAAGAAATCAAAGCATTAGAACTTCAAATAACAGATACTCTTAGATATGTTTTACCTCAAGATTATGTAAATTGGGTAAGGGTTTCTATGTATTATGATGGGTATTTGCGTCCATTGGTAGAAAATGTTCAAATCAATTCTGCAAGTGCGTATCTTCAAGACCATCAAGGTAATATATTGTTTGACCATTTAGGTAATATTTTAAAACCTGAGTATTCAGAATTGACTAGACAAAGATTAACAGGGGTTCAAAAAACACAATATTTAAATCAAGGTGCTCCATATGACGGATATTGGGGTTATTGTTTAGATGGGTTTTGGTATTTTGACATGGCAATAGGAGCGGCATGGGGATTAAATACCGAAACTGCAAATGCAAATCCTACATTTACTATAGATAAAAAAGCGGGGGTTATAAACTTTAGCTCTGCTATGAATGATAAATTGGCTATTTTAGAATACATCTCAGATGGAATGGAAAATGGAGATGATTCTAAAGTAACAGTAAATAAAATGTTTGAAGAGTACATTTATGCTGCTATTGAATTTGGCATCTTAAATAGCAAACTTGGAGTTCAAGAATACATTGTAAATAGAGTTAGAAAAAGAAAATTAGCTTTATTAAGAAATGCAAAATTAAGACTGAGCAATATACATCCGGGTCGTTTGTTACAAAATATGAGAGGTCAAGATAAATGGATAAAGTAAGATGGCAAAATTACAAAGAAATTTCGTACAGGGCAAAATGAATAAAAGCGTTGATGAACGCTTAGTTCCTAATGGACAATACATAGATGCTTTAAATGTTAGACTTGGTTCTACTGAAGATTCTGAAATAGGTTCGGTAGAAAACTCTAAGGGAAACACACAGCTTACCACATTAACTTTTAACGGGACAAATCTGAGTAATCAAGCAAGATGTATTGGTGCTTATGAGGATGGAGCTAATCAAACAATTTATTGGTTTGTACATGACCCTGCGTATACCGTAGGTGCAACAGGTAAAATAGATATAATTGTTTCATATGATGCACAAGTTGATACAGTAACTTATCATGTGATTACCATGGATGACGCAACCGGCAACCAAACTACTATATTAAATTTCAACCCTACATATTTAATTCATAGTGTAAATAAAATAGAAGACTTACTTTTTTTTACAGATAATTATAATCCTCCGAGATTTATAAATGTTAAAAGAAACTATCCTAACCCTTTTGGAAATATTGACCAAGTAAGTGCAGAATCATTATTGGTTTTAAAAAAACCCCCTATTACGAGTCCTTCTTTTAATATGTATACTGCTTCAGGTGAAAATACGTTTTTGGAAGACAAACTACTTTGTTTTGCTTATAGATATGAATATGGAGATAATGATTTTTCGGCTACTTCTCAATGGTCAAAAGCAGCTTTTATTCCAAAAGCATTTGGTATAAGTAGTGCTGCGTATACAAATGAAGGAATGGAAAATAGTAGAAATGGAGTTGAGATAACATTTAACACAGGAGGACCTTTAGTAAAAGGAGTAGAGGTTTTATTTAAAAACTCCGGTGATGACGTAATTAAAGTTATTGATAATTTTGATAAAGCTGAATATGGATATACTGATAATCAAGATGTTACAATAACTTTTAACAGCAATCAAATATTTACTGTACTACCAACTGACCAAATAGGGAGATTATTTGATAATGTTCCTTTAAAAGCTGTTACACAAACAATGATTGGTAATAGAATAATATATGGTAATTATTTTGAACAATACAATATGGTTGACTACGCAGGTAGTGAAGTTATTTTAGATTATTCGATAGCATTAGCAAGTGAAGTTGTAGGTCAATTTGCATTAACTGAAACTAAAATAAGTTCTGATTATACTTTTGACCCCACTTCAGGAACACAATCTATAGCTGATTCTGCAGTTACAATAGATTTTACTGATATAAGTTTAGTTCAAGGTGGTTTATTAGAAATAGATATTATTTTTAATCACGCACAATTTACAGGTTCAGGAGGACCTACAGCCCAAACTACATCAATAAATATAGGATTTGGATTTAATTTAGTTAATAATTATCCCAATGCTTTAGCATTAGCTACCTCAACAGAGTTTATTAATGCTGTTGGAACATCTTCAACAGTATCAACTATAGCTAACGCTTGTACCGGCAACACATGGACAGATACATGGAATTGTGATATGCCAAACAACTTAGATACTTATTTTGCTTACAACTCAGGAATTACTCCTGAAGCGTATCCTAATGTTGGACCTATTAACATAATAACTGACCCTGCAAATGTTAATCAGTTTACTCTTCAATTTCCTGCTATGGCTTGGTCGGATTGTGATGCCGCATCCTGTACACCTGCAAATATTGTGTATGAGTATTTTAAAATTGGTAGTGTAGATGCACAATATAGAGAGCTTTCTGAAACTGAAAGTTTACATAGTGACTTTGATTATGCAGTCGGTATTGTATATATGGATGAATTTAACAGGTCTTCACCTGCATTACTTGCACCTGAAGCAAGTCTTCATGTACCTTGTAGTGCGTCATTGTTTAAAAATAGAATAGATGTTACTATACCTACCGAAATGAATCCTCCGGTTTGGGCACATCGATATAAGTTTGTTTTAAAACCAACTAACACCACATATAATACTATATATACTAATATATTTTTTAATGACCCTGCAACCTCTGCTACATATTTATTATTAGAAGGGGAGAATAATGAAAAAGTTAGTGAGGGTCAAAGATTAAAAGTTAAGGCAGATACCAATGGTGCTTTGGGTAGATGTGCTTATGCTACGATATTAGAAAAAAAATCTCAAGCTGCAGGGTTTGTAAAAGTTCCATCTGCTCTCAACCCTTCTACAGATATTGATGCACCTGCAGGAACATATGCAAAAGTTATTGCCGATGATTTTACAGTTGTAACTTTAAATGAAGATGGGACAGAAGCATCGGAATTAGCGGTTATAGAAGAAAAAAATTCTACTTATACCGATAGTGCAGGTAATTCTGTATATAATGCTTTACTAGTAAATACATTTGATGCAGCAACCTCAGCTTATATAGACTATGATATACCGCAAGGTAGTAGAATTAATTTGTATATTAAGTTTGAAAGAAGAGGTCCGGGTAAAGGTAATGGAAATTGTGAAAGGAGAATATATACTCTTGACTTAAAGTTAACTTCAAGTTCAACTTATTCTAATTTTGCTGAGTGGTTTAATGGAGATAATATACAAGAATATTTAGATGGTGGAGATTGGGTTGGTGGCGATACAGAAGCAGGAAATCCTCCTGAAAACATTTATGATTCAACCTTATTAACTACTGCTTTTAGCAGAAACCCTACTAGCTCAGAAGCTCAAATGACGGCAAACTCGGTAACTAAAAATAAATATAAATTTGTAAGAAGTTCAACGGATAACGGTTTATGGTTTTGCACTACAGGAACAGAAAGTTGTAGCGGTGCATTTTCTAAGAAAAAAAGAAGGTCTTCAAGTGAAATGTCTGTTATTGTTTTTAGAGCTGAAAGCACACTTATATTTGAATCAGAACCACAAGAAGCATTGCCTGATGTATTTTTTGAAGGAGACCAAAGTTATCCAATTATTAATCCCGGTCTATCTAATGCAAGACATGGCGGAGGGACAGCTACTCAAATAACTAATGGTAATGTAACTCAGACGGGTGTTACTGCAGGGTTTATAAAAAGCACATTATATAATTGTTACACCTTTGGAAATGGTGCAGAAAGCTATAAAATATTAGATAGGTTAGGAGGTGCTGAGTTAGCACCGGGCAATAGGGTTGTAACGGTTTCTCAACAAGATTACAGGGAAATGCATAGATTTGCTGATTTAACATATAGTGGTAGGTTTAGTAATGAGTCAAATATAAACCGACTTAATGAGTTCAACTTAAGTATCTCTAATTTTAAAGTCCTTGAAGATTCTTTCGGTTCTATTCAAAAATTATTTGGTAGAGAAACCGATGTATTAGTATTACAAGAGGATAAGATTTCCTATGTACTTGCAGGTAACAATTTATTATCGGATTCAGCAGGTGGAGGTCAAATAACTTCTGTGCCTGAAATATTAGGTACGCAAATAGCTAGAATTGAAGAGTTTGGTATTAGTCATAATCCGGAAAGTTTTGTTTGTTATGGAAGTGAAAAATATTTTACTGACGCAAAAAGAGGTGCAGTAATTTTATTATCAGGAGTAACTGCACAATCTGAACAACTTGCAGTAATATCTGAATTAGGTATGCGTGGATGGTTTAGAGATTTATTTATAGAGAGTTTTTCAACTCAAAAACTTGGTGGATACGACCCTTATATGAATGAATATGTGTTGTCCAATAACTGTATTGAGTTACCTCAAATTCCACAAGTTGAAAATTGCGGTATACAATTGACATACAATAAGTTAAAAGCAGCAAATACACCAAGAAGTTTTACAGTTGAGCTTGGACAACCTTTAGGTGAGGTGACACTAACATATACTGTACCGATTTTAGCTGCAGGTTTAACATTTAAAATAGATGTGCTATACGCAGGAGTTACTACTTCCACAGGTGATGTAACTGTAGGAGGTACTTTAACATTTGATAAAAATGATTTATCAATCAACACTTGTCTAATTACTCTAACAGTTAGTGATGTCGGGTCTACGGGGGGTCAAATAGATGGTCTAAACCTTGGGGTTAGTTGTCCATCACCCAACACAATAACAGTAAAAGCTATAGTTATTACTACAGACGCAAACGCAGGTTTAACGATTAGAAGAGGTTATAATTACACCGACAATAGTGTTTCTTATCCATCCAATATTGAACAGGTAATAATGACATCAGGCACTTCAACTCCATTAGTATCTAGCTTTTATAGCATTACAGGGTATCAAGGAATTAATTCTATTCCTGTTAATGGTTCAACAGTAGAAATATTTTCTTTAAAGAAACCTGACGACACTTATACTTTTGACGTAACAAGTGATAGATTTGGGTATTTAAGAAGTGCAAC